TTCTTTCCTTTAGAAAGATTCAGGAGTTGGAGTCTCTCCGTATTCTGGAATCTTGTTGGTTGGCTCAGCAAGCAAGAAGATGCCATTTTCACTATCATTCGCTCCACCCACTTGAGAAGAGAAAGTCAAGTCAACAGTTTTATTGTCTCCAATAGAAGCTGAAAACGCTTGTGTGTCAAGTATAGCATTCTTCATAACGAATACCATATTGGTTGCATTTCCGCATCTATCATTAAGAACAATGGCTATGTCTCTTTTCTGTTCAGCCTCACACATCAATCCATCAAGACTTCCGTCTGTAAAATCTGTCATCAGAGCGCTTACACTCAAAGTCATGTTTACAGGGAAATCGGTTTTTCTTGCAAATGCAAAATGACTACCCAATCTATTAAGCGGACTTCTTCCGATAGGAATATCAAGAGATACACTTTGAACGTGAACAGCTGTATTACCTGCCCCCAATGCACCTCCAGCACCAGGAAGTCTTGCTCCGCCAACATTTAAGTCACCTGCGCTTTTTGATCCGTCTAAATATCCAACTGCATCAAAATCAATAAGAATATCACCAGGTCGAATAGCATAAATTTCATCACCAGTTGTAGTGTTCTGGATACTTCCATCACTAGAGGTTACGCTAGCAAAATTAACTGTATTACTTAATCTATCTCCTGTTGAAGAACTGGTGTCAATTGAAGGGTTTTTAAAAGTACCACTAATATCATTTTTAAACATGATATTAGATGCTTCTACAGAAACACTGGCTGTTGCTAGTTCTCCTACTGCAGCGGTCATTCCATAACTTGTGACAAATCCGTTTCCGACCCCAATCACTCCATGATCAGCGGCGTTGAGTGGAGTATTGCCATGAACATCTTCTCCTTCGGGTACGGTTAATATGTAATAATTTTTTTCTTCAGTCGATCCTCCGAGGATAGTTTTTGTCATTGAGTCTGCACTACTCTTAGGTAATGAATCAGCACTGTTTAAAGTAAAGCCCAATTTTTCTTCCTGAGTGCCATCCGTAAGTAAGTAAGAAAAATCTAAAGACACTGTGGGGGGTTCAGTTACCTCTCTCGAAAGAGCTGCAAGTTGACCAAACTCATTAATGTCAGTACGAGAAACCTCAAGGTTATAACTCATATCCTGAACACGATTAACCTCTGAAATATCAGCGTCAGTAATGTTTCCACCACTTTTTTTAATGTCGCTGACAAACAAAGATTCACTTTGGTAAATAATTCTATCTGTTGCCATAATATTTTTTGTGTAAAATTGTTAGTATCTAGTATTACAGAAAAAAAGGATAAATGTGAAATTTTATCTAGAAAAAATTTCTCTTGGAGTTCTTGGTTTTGATATTTGGAAATCAATAAAACCAATCTTATAATCTTTTGACCCTGTAATTCTTTCTCTTGAACGATCCGTAAGCTTTGAAACCCTCACTTCATCAACAAAACAATGAGCTGAAGAAGAGTTAGATAATGAGTTATATTTATATGGATGGGACTTAATATGATGAAATTCTCCAAACGGAAAATCCTCAAAAGATATTAATTTAAAACTTGTTCGTGCAGAGTCTCTAAAAATAGAAAGTACACCATCCAATGTGTAATTTGAATCAGCTACCACAACAGATCTTACATTTACTTTTGTGCAATCCATTCCGCCGAAAGCAAACGGCTCATTTGTTGAACTTGATAATGTTAAAAATATAGCAGGAACAGTATACATCTGATCACTGAATCCTCCTGCTGTTTGCATATAAGTTTGATTTAAAGGGCTAATAATAAAATCACTATTTAAAATAACATTTTCTTCAGTCTCATCGGTGATGTATAAATTTACTGTTTTATATGCAAAGTTCCCCTGAATATTTAAAGTTTTACTTGATCCATGTGTAGCTGTATCAACCAATACTCTGCCATTGTTATAATCTATATATATCCCATTTTTATCAACAACTTGAGATCCTCCAATTTCAACATGATCGTCAACTAAAAATTTATCAGATGACCATACGAATTGTCTGTATGGGCTGTAATACGCGTGGTAATTTGTTGGAACATCAATTGAATCAACAAATTCAAAAGTATGAGTTTCTATTGGCTGATAAGCTTCAGCAAAATAAGTTAACCTATCATCACACCATAAATAAAAACTAGACAGTAACTCATGATCAAACCCAACATTCATTTTTTAAACGACACTCCTTTTCTAACATCTATTGCTAGATTGTTTAATAAACTACTCAAATACTGAGTATTCCTGAATCCACCGCTTCGAATTTTATTTTTTGTTTGCACACCTTCTCCAGACCTACTTGAAAAAGACATTGTGTTAAGATAATTTCCAAGTCCAGATATTCCCCGCTCGATTCCCTCCAACCAACTTCTACCACTAGCCCACGGCATTGGAGAGGCTTCAAACAAACTTTCTTTAGAGGGTAGCTCTACTAAAAAATTCATGATCATTGATTTATGGTTTGAAGGTGTAGCTTTAACATTTAAACTTTTTTGTAGTATATATCTAATTGGAGCTATAGGATCCATACCTTCTTCGAAACCAATAAAAGAAAATAAATTACCATATCCTCCTAATGTACCGCTTTGATTATACCCTTCAGGCCCTGACATAATTTCTTTTGTTACTGGGTGATTATCAAATGCTTTTAACATTTTTTGATGAGCTAATTTTGCCGATTTTATTATACTCATTTCAACTTGCTTATTTACAATTGGAGCAACTTGAGAGTTTTCTATCGCTTTTAAAGCTCTCATGTTTATTCTTACAGGCATATTAACTCCTTCTTTTTAGCAATAAATTGTAGTAATTAACTTTAAACAATCCAGATTTTGCAGCGTCAGATGTGATGTTAAATAATTCTCCGTCAATTTCTATATCAGTAGCTTGCTTGATTAAATTGTATCCAGCTGCATCAATTTTAATTCTTACATGATCTGCTGGGATATCTATTCCCATAATTTCGTTTTCTGAATTGGCTCTCAAGAATTCAAAATTCCCAGCGTATGCAACTCGTGCTTTCACTGTTATAGCTTCAACTGTTTTTTCTGAACCTTTTGCGTTTTTAAGTCTAGAGTACAGTGCGTTATAAGTGGGATTCGTAGCTACAAATACTTTTTTCTCTTTTTTAAAAATTGTAATTTCTCTCGCAAAAGTATCGTGAATATCGTCAAAAATAGCATCAAAAGCTATTTTGTCAGACCCTGGAATTAAATCTGCCATTTTAAGTAGGTGTTGGAGGAGTATTTATTATACCATCTGATACAACTTGCCTTGGCACAGATTTATACATATTATAGGCATGAATTAATTCACTTAATTTTACATCAGCCTCAGAAGAGAATCCTTTATAAGCTTGAGCTATTTGAACTTTTTGTTGCGGAGAAGCGTTTTGCGAGACTCTTTTAATTTGAGAATCTCCTTCTCGCAACTCTGTCCAATCTGACATTGTATAAATTGGAGTTCCAGAAATTACTGTGGTTGATGTTAAATTCTTAAGAATAGATTGACTTTGTCTTTTGTAGTAATACTTAAGGTATAACTGTATAAATATAGCAATTTCTTCATCCTGCAAAACAGGGCAAGTATCATTGCTTGCATCTACTCTATAAGAAGAATTTATTAATACATTTAACTGTCCAATATTGGTTTCTAGCCAAGCAGCTATCCTAGCTTTTGCTGCAGCTATTTCTCCTGGAGTCGCTACTTCATCAAAAAATTCAGTATCATATATATCTCCAGCAATATCATCCAGTTGCCCCATGTTAAATTTCTTTAAATAATTTTTTTTGCTCTGCAGTTAAAGAGTCAAAATCAAACATTGGTCTTTCTGATTGCATGACTTTTCCTTTTCCTGTAAACACAACATTATTGAATTCTTTCTTTAATTTATTTTTTAAAGTTGTTCTATTTCCAGAAGGAAATACTCCGACTTTTACAGCCAAGGATTGCAGCTCAGGCATGGACATATCAGCCATTTTACTATCAAATTCTTCTCCTGTTTTCGCTTGAAAATGATTTGTTAAAATCCCAGGGTTCAATATTGACTCTAAATCAGTTAGTTTTTTTTCTTCGCTTGCTATTGTAGCTTTACCATCTGTATACATCATCTCTTTATTCGTCCTTGAAACGCTTTCTTGAGCTTTTTTCTTCGTTTTTTTTGCTTTGCTTTGTGCCATAATATTATTTTAGGTTACACTTTTATGTTAAATCTGGGAATAAAAAAATCCACCCGTAGGTGGATTTTTTTAAACTCTTAATATGTGTTAAGAAGTGTCTTACACAACAATACCTGTGAGGGCACGACTGTCGAGGATCATACGACCTTCTTCAATTGAACCATAGTATCCGATCTTTTGTTGACGAACAGTATACTGATCATCAGCAGCAAGTCTCAACTCTGCTCCAGTTTCAGAATCAACAGCAATAGCTCTCATCATGGATTCACGAGTGCGATCCAAGCCAAGGATAATTTCATCATCGGCAGTATTAAAATGAGTGCCAGCTTGTCCAAAACTACCAGCATCACCATCAGCAGTATCAAAGATTGTGTTAAATCTTTGGCTAATACCAAACTCGTTGAGTTCAGTGATGGAGATACCATAAAGCTCAGAAGTTCCAGCGTTGTTGTACAATGCTTCACGCATGCTATCAGTAGCTGCAATAACTCCACCAGGATTATCTACTGTACCAGTAACAGCATCGCCAGCAGAAGATCCGCTACCTCCAACTGAACCAGTTACAGAAGAAGAACCGTGTGTACGAGTATTGATGGGGTTGTAAGCCATAGCGCGAATTTCACCCATAATTTCAGGAGAAACAATCAAATCAGTAACTCCGCGAGTTGCATTGATTGGTGTTCCTTGATTCCATGCTGTATTAATTCTTTTAGCGTGAGTGATAAGTTTATTAACATCAGCAAGTAAGAATTGATTCTCTGTATGAGATTTAATAACATGTTTTTTGCCGTTTGTCAAAGCTTTTGCCAAAACAGACATTACCAAGTTACCAGAAGTAACTTCTTGTTTTTGAAGCAATTCTTGAGCGATACGAGTAAATGTTTTACTTACAACATCAAGCCTTGAACGAGAAGCATATCGACGATCAAAGTCAACTGCTGTTTCAAGACGGTAAGTTTGGAATTTAAGCTCGCTGTGCTTAGGTGCTACATGGTTGGATGGAAGTCCACCAGGAACATTTTGAGTGTAAATCTCTACATAATCAGTATCTGTAATATCATGATACAGATCCAATGGAATAGAGGGATTGTCATCATCATTAAAAGAAAAGGTGTTAAACATATTGCTCAAAGCAGGAGCGTTATTAATGACTTCTGCCAAAACAGGGCCAATAAATTCAGCAGCTGCAGCTTGAGCTTCATATGCAACGTTTCGATTCTTAGAAGCCATAGCTTTAATAAGCTCGACTTGTTCTTGTGTACGTTTTAAAGTAATATTCATATTAAATTTTCCTTTCTTTTAGGAAGCGACAGCAGAAATTCCAAATTGAATTAGTGCTACATTGTCTCCTCCATTTTTTCCTATAGCAAGGACTCTTGCGATGCCCTTCTGAGCACTTGTTGCTACTCCCAATTCTCCAGCAACAGCTGTTGCTTTCAATACATTGCCAACTGCAGGTGTTCCTGCTATAGTTACTCCTGTAGTTGTGCCGCCGTATTTTACTGTAAAAAATCCGCGAGTAACAACAGGAACAGTTTCCCCAGGAAGAACAGCTTGAAACTCATCTTTCTTTACAGGATAGTAAAGAAGCTTTTCCATATTTTCGTCCCATGCCATTGTTGGGCGAAGAGTTAAACCTAAAGCGTTTTCATCTTGATCACTTGCAACAGCCTCTACTTTCAAAGGGGCTTGAGGATAAAAACTTCCTTGTTGCATAGCAAACCCTTGATCTCCGCTTCCAATTGCTCCAAGATAAGCATCGTTTGTTCTTAAAGGTTCGTCTTTACCCAACTCGTTTCCAGCTGTAGCTTTTACAAGGGTTCCACTCCAATTAGCTCCACCGTCAAAATTTACATTGTCGGGTGCTAAATCTACATACTTAGTAACTTTTTCAGATGATACATCTAAAGAAAAGATTCCAAGTACGTCTTGTTCGTCATATTGTCTAAATGGTAATAATTTTTGCATTTTTAATATTTGTTAAATTTTGATTGATATATTCTCTCTAGCAAAAGCTTGTTGAAACTTTTCCTTTAAAGATTTTTCTTCAGTGGCTGTATCGACATTGTTATTAGCAACAATTTCTTCTTCAGCAACTGCATTCTCAAGAACTTCTTCGACAGAATCTTCTTCTTTAGCTTCGACAACTTCAACTTTTTCTGAATTCAAACGTTTTTGAATTTCAGCTTCAAGTTTTTCGTTGAAAAGCTTTTCTTGCTCTGCGATATGTTCTTTGTTTTTATGAGCCCACATTACAGCAAGCTTGGATTTGTATTCTTCAAAATCAGAATCTTCTAATCCAACAGATTGAATTTCAGCAACAAGAACCTTGCGATCTTCATCGCTCAATTCATAGGTCGCATCAATTTCGTCCATTCTTGCGTTAAAAGCTTCTTCGCTTTTACGAGCTTCGATTTCTTCGTTAAGTTTAGAAACTTGTTCTTCAGCTGAACCGAGTTTTGAACGAAGATCTTCAATATCTTCTTTCAATGCTTGTTCAGACTTTTCAAATTCTAACTTATGCTCTTCAAGAGCACGAAGTTCCTTTTCATATTGTTCGCTTTTGGATTTGATAGCATCTCCAATTACGCGGCCAACATTAGCCACAGTTTCCTGAGAGAAATCATGACCAGGCATTTTTTCTTCGAGAATGGCTTTAAAGTCTTCTAGTAATTCTTTTTTTTCCATAGTAGAAATTTTGTTTATAGATTCTATTACATGTAAATTTTCATTTTGTGAAATATTTTTTTCACTTTTTTCAAAAAAGTTTTTATTGTGTACTTCTATGCGCTCAATTTCTTGAGCTTCTTGGTCGTCTAGTTCAATCTCTTTTTTTTTATCCTTATGTATATAAATACCTTGAACTTCAGCTGCAGGATTTGCTGTGAATCCAATTCCTAGCGGATAAACTTCTCCAACAACTAATCTGTAAATAGGAGTACCATCTTTCATTTCCCCTTCACCGTCAAAAGCTTTTAAATATTCTGACAATTCACTTATATGTTTTACATTTGTAATAATTTCAGCTTCACTTAGTTTTCGACTACCAGCAGCAATAACATAATCATTAAATCCGAGTTCCCAGCTTGCAGATACTGACTGATATAATTCATCATTCGGATTAACAGAGCGTAGAGCAAGATCTGCAAACTCTTGATTAGCATTAGAATATATCACTGCACCCAGAGCTAAATTAAAAGGCTCTTTAGAATCTTGATTGTTAATTTCAAAAATTTCATCGTTATAAGATCTTGAAAAAGCTGAAGAAACAATATGTCCGACAATTTTCTTTTTATTATGTTCTATATTAGTAGGTTTATGAACAAAATAATCTTTTATAGCCATTGCTGTAGCTGTATCAATTCCATCATCATTTTTATTAAATTGATTAATAACTGCTGCATTAAAAGCTAAACCTATAAGATCGATATTTCTTTTGAAATCAATATCTTCAGGAACTAAACTCTTTAATTGTTCTAAAGAAGCTTCTGATGTGAATTTATTATTCTTAACATCTTTATCAGAAGCTTTGATCTCATGAGAAAAAGCTGTTTTGTATTTAAAATTCATGTGTTGTTTAATACACTAAAAATTTATTTATCTTTTTTATCTTTGTTTTTATCTTCTTTATCTTTTGGAGATTTACCCTTTTTTTCTAATATTTTTTTCTGCAATGCAGGGGGTAAGCTTTTTTGTTCTTTTGTTAGTTCTCCCTTGGATTCTTTTTTTTCTTTCGAAGATTTTTGAGCTTTTTTCAAAGATTTTTCGTCAGGGTAGTCCTTGTCTCCTGGTTTTGCTGGTTTATAATTTTTCCCCATCCGAGCTTTTTTTCTTCTAATGTTTTCCCAAAGTCCTGGTTTGCCCTTTTTAGCTTCTGATTCATCAAGCTCATCAAGAATAACAGCATCAACTTCTTCATCACTTAGATCGAATTCTGATCCTTGAACTTTTGATCCAGCTCTCCATTGACGGCATGACCAATATCTAGCTTTAGTTTTTGGTCCAGGATTAGCACAGTTGTGTCTAGCTCTAAAACTTTTTCTACGCTCTGGGTTATCCCGCTTTATTGACATATTTGGATCTCCAAAATTTACTTTTACTACATTACCTTTTTCGTTTTTAACGTAAACAGAAAATTTCTTTGGACCCCCTGGGGTTCTAAAAGGCTTATTTAACTTCTTGCCTTTTCCTTTTTCTTCAGCCCATGTTTCCATAGTTATGTATTCTTCATCCCCTTCAGTACAGTCGCAAAATAACGAACTAGAGCGGATTTGTTCAGAGAAATCTAAAATTATTTTTTTCATGCTTTTTAATACACAAAAAATTAAGAACTTTCTGCGTAATCATTATCGTACATTTTATGCACTAATTGAATAAAACTGTTTTTAGGTTTCCAGCCCAATTCTTTTTTAGCTCTTGAGCAATCTCCAAGCAATTCCTTAACCTCTGCATGTCTGTAGTGAGACGGATCTATAATCACTAAGGTTTTTCCATCTTCAGTTAGATATTTTTCATCTTCTTTTTCTCCAGATACCACAAATTTTATTCCTGCATGTTTTAAAGTTTCTTGTAGGAATTCTCTAATCGTATACATTTCTCCACTCGCTAGAACATAATTTTTAGGATCTAGTGTTTCTTGGTTTAACATTTTCCACACGCCATCCATGAAATCTTCAGCATCTGTCCAATCTCTTTTAGCGTCAAGATTACCTAATTTTAAAGGTTTAAAATCTTCATTTTTTTCTATGCATTTTTTGATTTTTGCAATGCTATTACTGATTTTTCTGGTAACAAATTCATACCCTCTTCTAGTTCCTTCGTGATTAAACAACCAACCTTGAATAGCGTACAAGTCATAAGATTCTTTATATACTCTCACGAGGTGTCTAGCTGCGGCTTTAGCTGCTCCATACGGAGACTGAGGTCTTAAAGGATGCTTTTCGTCTTGTGGAGAATAAACTACATCACCAAATTCTTCAGAAGACCCTGCGTTATAAAAATGACACTTCGGAGCGAACTTTCTAATTGCTTCTAATATATGTATCATAGCAGTAGCATCTGTTTGAAAAGTTTGCTCTGGAAAATCCCAGCTTGATTGCACAAATGACTGTGCTCCAAAATTTATAAAATAATCTGGTTGAATGTTGGTGATTGCATTTTGAATACTGTACGAATCAGTTAAATCTAATTTTATAGATTCAAATCTTGATTCATTTTTTAAATGTTTAATGTGCTTATAATTAGGCACACTTATCCTTCTCAATGATCCAAAAATTTTACAGTCAACATTTTTTAAAAGATAATCTACCATATGGCTGCCATCTTGCCCAGTGACTCCAGTTACAATAATTTTTTTACTATTTACTGTTCCATTGATTGTATGTTTCATATACATGATATGTACACTAGTAACCCAGTGTTTATCTCAACTTTCTTTATTTTGACTGTGAAATAATATTGAGGCTGGATAATCAGGAAGTTGGTGTTGAGAAGAAATATCTAAAACACTTTCTAAACAAGTCAATTTTTCAATCTTATCTTCATTTTTAATGCACGATTTTATTTCTTTGGTCCATTCTTTTTTTGGAGTTGATGTGACAACAGCTTCGATAAGATTATCTAAAATTTTTGATTGATTAGAATTTAATCTTTTAACGTTAAATTTATTTTTAATTTCTTTAGAAGCTAAACTTCTTAACTTTTCTATTTCGTATATAGTTCCTTGGATTGATTGCCTAGAATACAACTGATTAGCTTTTGCTCCTGTAGGTCTGCCAGGTTGATTAGGAGTATTTTTTACTGGTTGCTGGTTTGGCTTGTTTTGATTCTGTTGCTTCACCTGCTCATCAATTTGTTTTTCTCTTAAATCTCTGTCTTCTTCAGATCCAGCAGCTTCAACAGGAGGCACACCTCCAATGAGTGGATTATACAACCCTTCGCCTCTCTGTTCAATATATTTTTCTTGCGCATTAGATAGAGTGTCTGGATTTGGAAACAATCCAGTTCTTATAGATTCTATACCCTGCTCAGGAGTTATCACTCCGATTTCAAGTAGTCTAGTAATCACCCTTTGGAACTGAACTTCATCTTTGATGTCCACCTCTTCAAATCTAACTGTAGGATATTTTCTAAATCCCATTGCTCTACATACAGTTTTTACTTGAGGCATAATAAAATCATTAATAAAAGCATTTCTCGCCTCTTTTAATCTTTCAAGAAATATTTGAGCTTTGATCTGAGTGCTTGAATAGTTTTCTTTTCCTACGATAATGTTTTGCAATCCTTCCCTAATATCTTGGTTTACAATCTCATACTTTTGAGGCCCTAATATTTTATTTACTTCAGGAATAATAAATTCAGCTTTTGTAGTATAATCACTTACAAGTACGCGCCCCACGCTTTCACTTTGAAACAATGATTGCATAGCTCCAAGACTATGAGGGTTTATTCCTCCTTTATCAGGCTCTGCCCCCATTGTTATTAACAAAACAACATTTTCAATTGTTCGGCTAATTGCTTGGTCAATTTTTTTAAGTTCTATTTTCCAATTTAAATCATCAAGAACAGGAAACCCAAAAGGAATTGCAAATGGTTCGTAATCTTGTTTTTTATAAAAAGAATAAATTAATCTATTAGGATCGAGATTAACTGTCATTCCGCCCAAGTGATAACTACCTTCTTTTATTTTTTTTCTTGAGTCAGAGTCAAGAGAATCTAAGATATGTTTATCTTCTTCTGTTTTTGGATTTCGTAATCTTTCGAGTTCATATTCAGAAAGAATTTTTTTATACACTCCATTATTAAAAGAACTGCTTCTTGTGGATATAATATCGTATGGATTTAGTAATATATATCTTACTGGTATTTTACCTGGATTTAAATATTTAGAATCGTTACCATAAATAGTATTTAATTTTAAAATATCTTCTTTATTAAATTTTCCATCTATTCTATACAAAAATATATTTCCACTTCTGTAGTATTCTCTAAAATATTGGTCTTTTACTTTCCATAAATTAATTTTTTCAAACCATTTGTATATAAAGTTTCTCGCATTCTCACTACCTCCTTCAAGGTAGATATCAGAATTAGAAAATTCAGACATAACATCCACAGCGTTTCTGAATATAGGAATATTAGCGTATGCTTTTTGGCACAGTTCTATTGTTTCTCTAATATCTATTCCATTAGCTCCTACTGTATAAGGTAACATCCCTTGAGCGATATTTTTATACTTATCGCTTTTAACTCCAGAGCCCATTCTTCCTCTGCCTGCAGTTGCACTGTCTGCATTTTTCAAAGCGTCTCTTACCGAGCAAGAGGCTTTTGTGGTAATTACTGGAGGTCTTTTTTCAGAAGCTTCACTGTAGTAATTGTCGCCACAAAGCATAGGTTCAAAGCCACTCTCGTCTAAAGCTTTATCTTTTTTTTCAAATTTATTCCAGTAAGAGGATTTTTTAACATATTTTCTTTTCTGCTCGCTCATTACATATATAGTACACCGAAAAGTCAAAAAGTCACTTTTAAAGTTACTTTATAAACATTGGCACAAAAGAATTAACAGTTTCATCCTTAAAGTTGTAAATGTCGTTATGAATTTTCATCATCCAGCTTCCAAGCACTAGTGCTGAATAGCAGTCTTTTCTGGCTTTACTGGGCCCAGTCGTCTTTTTTAAATTTAAAGGCAAGTCAAAAGTTTGTGTTCCTTGAGGTGAAGATTTAACTTCAATTAATGCGCATTGACCTTTTGTATATTCCATCATATCATGTTGATGCTCCACAAAGTCTATCATTTTCGCACCGTCACTTTGTTTTTCTTCATCATCAGCAAAATTTAAAAAATTTAATTTTTGAATAGGTATTTTCTTTTTTCTTTGGCTTTGAAATGATTCGTCTATAGCTCTTGAGGCAAACCATATTCTTTTATGATCAAAGTTAGCTTGCAACAATTCATTAGCTCTTATGA